AGAGCCTGAAGTACCAGAAGAACCAGAAGTTCCACTTGTTCCAGAAACGCCAGAAGAACCAGAAGTGCCAGAAGTGCCAGAACTACCACTGCTACCACTAGTTCCACTTGAACCATAAGTTCCAGAAACGCCAGAAGAACCAGAAGTTCCATTAGTTGCAGAATTACCAGATGTACCAGATGTTCCAGATGTTCCACTTGATCCGCCACTACCACCACCAGTACCAGTAATTATCTGTCTTTTGATTATGTTATCTTCTACCACCAATGAATATAAACCAGTAGAAGCTGTTGTATTTGGTAATTCTGTAAAAACAATATTATTGCTACCACTATAATATAATGTTCCAGTTCCTATGCTATCAGCATCTGTAAATTTAGGTATATAACCACTAATTCCATTACCATCAATAACATATTTGTTATTAGTAACTCCAGTTACTAAATCATATACTTGACCAGAAACAAATCTTATTGTATCTGAGAAATTCGAAACGCTACCATCTTGATAAGATGCGCGGGTTTTTATTTCGTAATTCTTATTAGGTTTAATTGGTATTTTAACATTTGGCTCAAATTGTGAAAAAACAAAATTAGAAGATCCTGTTATTCTTTTTGCCAATAAAACACCAGTTTCATAACTTGTAGTCGAAGGATAAATACTATAAGGAGTAATTAATATTTGATCGCTTGTCGCAAAAGAAGAAATGTTTTTTTGATCGTAGTTAGTTACTTGAATTGTATACCAGCCACCATTTACTAAAACGTCAACAACGTAAAAGATTCTATAAACAGAAGAATCTGTTTTTTTAGATACTTTTATATAATATTGAGTACTAGCAATAAGCGGTTGCCAATCTGTAAAATTTAAACCATTATAATCGACACTATCTACATAAATTTCTGTAAGCGCACTTGCTGAAAGCGCCAAATCGCTTTTTAAATTTCCAACACCGGGATCAGTTGCAGAACCAGCGCCTAAATTATCATACTCTAATGAAATAAAACCAGCAGGATTATAACGTGCGCCAGTATATGTACCAGTATAAATGCTTCCAGAGTATTGACCGCCGCTAGGTTTAATTATGAAAGAATTGCTTGATGTTTCGTAAGTATAAACGAAGTAAAGCTCTGGACCAGTCGATACGCCTTTTGGAATTCTTACTTCTGTTACATATTTTGAATCAATATTTGTTGGATACGTTCCCAGCGGCAAAGAATAATAATTATCAATATATAGCGTATGATCCTCCCACTGAATACCAGTAGATCCGTAGTTAGAAAAGATAGGAGTATTTCCTGAGTAATAATTAGATTTTAAACTGTTTCTTACTACGCCAGAACCCGTTCCAAAAACTATATCACTTATGCTTTCAACTACTGCATTTGAAGAATTAAAAATATAAGAAGCATTATCAACGCCATCTTCATAAACATATGTTTCAAAAGTTAAAGGATTTGTTGTTTGAACCGCATCCCATTTAACAACAGCTTTAAGATCCAAACTTTTATCAAAAATATTTTGATCACAAGAAACATAAGCAGTAATATTATCAATCTTTTCTGGCACTGCATCTGTATTATAATACGATGTTTTTATGCCAGAAGTTAAATAATAAGCACCGGTATAAAAGTAATCATTCGGTACTGCTACTATATTATAAGGCAAAGAAATTTCCAAAGAAGGATCTATAAAAGATACTTTTTGTAAATTAAATGTTTGTTGTTGTCTATTATTTTCGTAACTAAAGTTTGTCTTAAAAAGACCGCTAGAAGATTCAAAAAATCCAGCTTCTGTTGGAACTATTGATTTATTAGGAACACCATAAATATCAATATTTTTAAGATAATTATAATTATTTACTAGAGGAGATAATATAACAGGATTTGTATTTTTAATTTCAAAACCTGTAATATCTACTTGTGGATAATTAACCAGAAAATAATAAGCATCAGCATTACCTGTTTTGTCAAAAGTCTTGAAATCAAGATAAAAACTTCTTAAATTATTTACTCCAGAAGATCCTGTATAATTAAGAATTAAATTAGAAAGCTCCGAACTACTTATATTAATAACTGTATTATTAGTATTTTGTATATAAGTATTGATGTATTGTCTATCTGGAGTATAAAGATCGACTTTTATACCAGAAAATACATCAGAATCAATAGCTCCATTTTTGATCAACTTATTTGTTGTTGGATCTTTAACGGTTAAACTAATTTGTAAAGCACTCTGAACAATGTCTCCCGTTACAAACTTATCCTCTAAAGACAAGCCATACTGCAAAGGAGAAGATGTATAATCCAATTCTGTAAAAGAATTTAGATTAGTTATCTCGAAATTTTCTATTGAAAACTTGCTATAAGCTGTATTATTAAGCGACGTAATAATCGGCATATTGTATATTACACCTCAATTATCTGTTTATTATTATTATATAAATACAATTTTATTCCAGAAATCGCAGATATCAAAGATTGCCCTTGTATATTTGCACCGTCATAACGACCTAAAAATACTCTAATTAATTTGTTAGAATCAAAAGATACCGTAAACTTTATAGATTGGTTTCTATAATTAATTTTGCACAAAATGCCGCCACCATTCTTTAATATATCAGAAACTGCCGTAGAATATGCCGAACTACCAACAGTAGTTAAATTTGCAATCATTGTTGGGAAGTCTAATACTAGAACTACATAATTTTTTATAGCATTATAAGACAATGAAGATTTATTTTCATTGAAACTATAATCTACATTCAAGCCCGCAACTTCACTAAGATTATAATTTTTAGTTTGAAAATAAGATGCTCCGAAATCAGGAAGAGTTATTTCTTTTATTGTTTGCGCGTCCGAAAAAGAAACCGTATTGTTTAGTGTCGTTGTATTTACGGAAAATTGATTATTATCTAAGAAATCATACTTAGCGTTATCATGTTTAATACAAAACAAAGAATATTCATTTTGTTCTACCTCAGAAATAGAAACTATCTTATATAAAGTATCAGTATTTGAATTTACATCTTTAATTATAAATGGTGTTGTATTAATTATGCGATTAAATAATTGAAAATTGTAACTCGTATCAAAATAAACTCTATTAGTATTATTTTCTATTCTTGAGATCTGCAACTCAACTACGCTTAAACGATTAGTTTTTTCAATATCTGAATCGCTGACTTCTGATTTATTATTTAGATCATCATTTGTTAAAACAGGGCTGTCGAAAATGAATTTTATTTTTTGACCAGTTAAGTTAAGATTTAATTTTCTATCAACTGTAATAAAACTATTTATATAATCTACGGATGTTACGCGACCTTGTAGTGTCGAATCATTTTTAAATTGATCTTGAACCTGAATTACATCGCTAGGTTTTAAAAGTAAACCTTGCAAGTCAGTGGTGAAAGTAACAGTTTGATTTTCAAATCTGTTAGTTAAAAGCAACCATTCACCTATTCTTCTTGCTTGATCTTTAGAAGTCACACCGAATCCAAGTATTTCTTTTGTAATTATACCATAATCATGCTTTAATTTAGAATCTTCTATTATTTCTACTTGTTCTGTATGATTTTGGTATTTGTCTTTATATAAAACTTTTGCGACTGTATAATTTCCATCTAAACTACCATTAGCATATGAAAATGTTCCTTCTTTTACATTACTATTATTAAATAAATAAGAAACTGGTTTTTCAACGTCTATTGTTGTTGTAATTAATTCATTTTTATAATAAGTTAAACCTCTGAATGTAGAAGCTATATCATTTAATAATTTTAAACATTCAGTTTCATTATCAATATATATATTAGCACAGAATCTAGGCTCTAAAGCATCTCTATAGTTTAAAGTTCTTGGAGAACAAAATCCTCTGATATTATCCCCAAAAATAGCGCTTCCAAAAACAGGAGCATTTATAATGTTATTTACATAATCATTTTTAGCGAAATTTGCAGCATACCATTGTAGGATAAAACTTTTCGCACCATTTTCGGTGTTAGATTCGCTTCTAGAAATAATATAAGATAAAGCATTTTGTGAAGATGCGTTTATAAAAAAAGAATCAACATATTTTGCAAACAAATCACCAGAAGGCTCTTTTTCTAAAGCTTTTCTTGGTCCAAAATCGTTTATAAGCTTAACCCTAAAAGCTCCACCTTTTTCTTCAACGCTCCAAATTATTTTTTTACAATTTGCGTCTATATTTCCAGAATCATTTTTCCAATCATACAAATAAACAATAGAGTTAGAAGCGCCACCATTTTTAACAGCATATTTTGTAGCTTCTAAAACAGGAGGGTATTGAGTTTTAAATGTTTCTAAATCTCTGTTATTTTTCGCTATGTAAATAACATTTGGATCTTTCTCATCAGTACTTGGAATTATAGAAAAAGAATCTTCATCAAATGCTTTCGGATATGATGTTTTAACCAACTCGTCGCAATATTTAGATATCTTATATAGCTCCCATTTATTAAGGTCTTTTTCAATTATATTTCCATTGCCAACTCCATATCTGCTATTAGTACAAATGTCGTAAAAAATCCATGCTGGATTATCTGTCCACCTTAAAAAAGAATCAAACACGCCATTCCAATTGCCAGTATATTCTTTAGCTTCAGAATCGTAATTAGAAGGGACTTTGATTTTTAAAAGTTTTAAATCAAAAGTTCTAGCAGGATCTTGTTTAAAATGTCGCGAACTAACCCCTGTTCTAATACAAGCAGTGAAAGGATAAGCGAAGGTTCCTCTTGTTTTAACTCTTTCAATTACAGAAGCTACCGATATATTTATATAACGACTAACATCTGTTGGTTGTACTTTTTGAGTCAATGGATAAACTTTGACATAATAATTATTAGATGTTTCTGCATCTAAATTTAAATTTATCGTTATTTCATCAACAAACCCTGCTTTAGAAACACCATCTTTTTCATAAACAATAAAAGTTCTATCGCTACTATAATCTTGAGACAATTCAATAGCTAATAAAAGCTGAGTATTTCCCGTATTTCCTTTGTTTGAACTAAAAAGTTGATCAAAACGAATTTGTACACCCAATTGATCAGTATATTTATTTACAATTTTATGGCAAAATTCCAAACAAGAATTTTTTGCTGAATCTAATGTAGCCACTAAACTATCAAAACTAGATCCTAAAGAAAATTTAGTAACAATTTTATCTCTAAAAGTGTCTGGGGCAGTAATTATTGAATACTGATTATTAAGTTTAGTAAAAGCAAACAAACCATCAGTTGGAGCGATTAAAGCATTAAAACTTGTCGCGAAATCATTTTCATTTAAATATAAAGTCTGAGAATATCTATAAATTGTTGACGGATACTCACCAATATTTTCAAATTCATTTCCATAAAAAATATGAAAATCAGTAGCATTAAAATTTAATTTTTTTAGTTTTGTATCTATTAATGGAACATCATTATAATATAAACCCTTACCTAAAACTATATCATTATAAGTATTTATTGGTATGTATTTTAGCAAATTACCATCTTTATCCACCAATCCTTCAACTGGTCCTTCACAAATGACATCAGTTGCGAAAAAATACTCATCGCTTTCCAATTTCATTTCCTTATCATTAATTGGAACTGAAACCTTTGAAACCGAAAGAGTTATAGGTTTTACGATTATATCAGGCATAATTATAGACTATATGGTACTAGACTTGTATCTACAGAATAAGCGACTCCATTATAATAATTAACTGTAGGATTACTATTTGCCATTATTTGTTTTACTTTTAAATCATTAGAGACGACAGCGCTACCAACCCTCAATCGTCCATAAGCTATCGGCACTACGATATTTCTATTCAAAACATTTCTTACTCCTCCAACAATAGTAGAATCTGTTTTTATATCTTTTGGAGCTTTAGGACTCAACACAAACATTAAAACAATTGACAAAACCATAAGAGTTAAACCTATCCAAATTAAATTTGGAGTTATGATTGCTCCACCTTGAACAATAGGAACTATAGATACTTCTTTTTTATTTTTTAAAGTTTTGCTTTTCAATAAATGCGCTGGCATTGCTTTACCATCAATGTATACTATAAAATGACTAAACAATTTTTGCCAATCAGCGAAAATTTTTGAAAAGTTATCTAAGTTAGCATTAAAAGCTTGGAATATTTCAAAAACTGATTCCACATCTAATTCCCAATCTTTTCCTAAATCTTTAGCAAGAGACCCTTCTAGTTTTACAGTTATCATATAGATTTATAATAAAATACATTTCTATTTACACTATATAATAACATTGGTAAGCAGAAATATTGTTGATTTTCAAGGTCCCATTCTGAAAAACCATCTAAATCTACATGTTGTGGATGGCTATGGAATAAAATACTATTTTCAAAAACACATTCTTTAGGATCAATTACAAAAAAATTTGATCCATCAGGATGAAGATTTTTGCACGATTTATAATAACAATTATTATCTTTATGTATGATAAAACCGCAAACTTCAATTTTCGAAGCTATTGACAATTCTCTTAGTTCATCTAGCAATTCAGCATTAACCGGGAAGTCTGTATTCATAAGAAACTGTGCCGGGAAAACTTCCAAATGGAAGAGTTCCTAAATCCGAAAATCTTAAACTACAACCATTTAAAGTTTTTGAACATTTATCTTCTTTCCAATTAACTGTGTCATTAAAAGGATTTTTACCGCTTGAATTTTCGCTTATTAAAACGAAAAACTTGGAAGGTGTTTCGTTATTTTTTTGTATGAAAGGTTCATTAAAATCATAATCTATATTTGCATCTATTTTTACAAAGTCTCCTCTGACATACAAAGTATTAGGATCATAATCGCCTTTATAATTGATTTTATCTAAACTATAACTATCGAATTTTGAAATTGTTGGATTTGCTGTAGCAAGGAATGTTTTATTATTTTCATCCGCCATCGGTATTCCTAAATTTCCTTCTTGAGCATAACTTCCAGTGAAATAGTCTGCACTACTCTTCGTTTCATAATAAGAAATAACAGAAGAATAAGGAATAGAATATTTGGTGCATAAATAATTATTTACTGCATCAATTTGTTTTTTCGTTAAAACTCCTTGAAAAATTATAAGTTCATACAAAACAATTTCACTTTCTTCGTTACTACCAGATACATTTATACCGGGATAATTTGGATTAGCAGTAGGATTCGATCCGTTTGTTAAAGGCGAATTCAACTTAACCAAATCACCATTTTTTGTATAAATATTTTGGGTGGAATTTAGTTTATTAACCAAACCATAAACGATAGGATTATTTAATTGAGTAGATACTGCGCCGTACAAAACATACCAATCAGAAACAAAATAAGCTGTATCACAATAGCTATTCCAATAACCTAATAGCCAATTATTATATTGAGCAGTCAAACCTCTGCGTCTAACGCCATTCGCATTAATAGCATTAACCATTTCGCTAACATAAAAAACAGTTATATCAGAAGACGCATAACTATAGTTCACAGCTACTGAATCGTTTGTATTAAAAAGTATTCCTTGTTTATTATTTAAACGCCCTGAATTTGTATATTTTTTAGGACTACCGGTTAAAGCTATTGTTTTAGATGTTCCAGATTGATCAGCCCAAGCTGTTAATTTAGGCCAAGTTGTTTTTACGTTATTCTTCGTTGTATCAATTGTACCCGTAAAAGTAACTCCAGTATCAGCCAATAAGTGAGTAGAAAGAGTTGGAAAAGTTCCAAACAATGTAGTATTCGAAGTTACAGATGACAATGTTGAAAATTGTATCTGCTTAACTTTCATTACTGGTCCTGAATATCCATAGAACTTTCCATAATTACAACCGCAACCTCTATACTGCCATTGACATGTATTATTATAAACTTTTCTTGTAGGACAAGTTAAACCATCAATATCTAATATATTAGCTAATTCAAAATCTACTTTTTCTTTAGTTTCATTATTTTTCTTATGTATTATGTAAGTATCTAAAGAAATATAATCAGTAAAAAAATTTGTGCCTAAAGTGTTTTTATCAGTTCCACCGAAATTAGAATCATCTAAATCTTTTGCTAGTATTTTTTTTCTATAAAAACGCTTTCCAAGAAAATCATTTCTGTCTTTAATGATATTAGAAATATAATTATTAACATTAGCAATAGATAATGATGGGCGATTTTGTTTTCCTTCTGAATTGTATTCTAAATTGGATATTTCAGAAGGTATGTAAATATAAGTGCGACCTTGAAAAACTACATCTTTAGTTAAGTTTTTTGAGCCGTGAAACAAAAAGTAACCTTCAAAATCACTCAACTTGATCTCAAAAAGATCAATAACTAAATTATTTTGTAAGGTAAATATATTTGACATATTAATTATAAGAGTTTAAAAATCTATTTCTATTACTTGTTAACTGCGTAAAAATTAGTAAAAGGATGAGACAGATCAGGAGCAAAAGCTAAAGAACTTGTTGAATTTGTTATTTGCAAATCAGTTGTTGATTTTAATAATAAATTTCTATACTTAAAAGCTAGTGACTCAATAGCTTTTTTAGAATTGTTTTTCATTTCAGTAACAGTTCTTCCTCCACCCTGTAAATAATCAAACAAAAACATATCAGCCCTAGATCCACCAGTGCTATAATGATTATTGCTTAAAGAAATATTATAATTAGCAGAAGAAGGAAGAGTTACTTTTTGATCATAAGCCATATTAGCAGAAAATGCTGGCACTCCATTTATAAGTGTTTCGTATTTTAAATTATAAAAAGGATAATTTTGCGATCCAACGTATTGGTTAGTATTTCCAATAGTTCCATCCATATAAGTATACATTTCAACAAAAAATAATGAAAAAGCTGTATATGAAGATGTTGTTGACCCATCGTAAACAGCAACACTAACTGGTGTATTAGTAGCTGACAAACTAGTTCTTAAATCATATAAATTAAATAATTTACAATCTTCGTATTTAGCATTACAATAGATTGTCGAATTTAAATTTAACCAAGCGGCAAAAGTTTTTTTATCAAAAAATGTAACGCTATTATTTGAATTATTTGGACTTAAAGCAGAAAATTCTAATTGAGATCTTGGATTTATATTTAATAAATAAGTTGGATCATTCAACGTCGAAGCATTAAAACTAAATCTTGCAACATCGTTAGTAGCACTCATGCCAAAATTAATAAATTTATTATTTGGCAAATAATCATTTTTAACGAATTTATGAACGCTATTAGTAGAAGTATTTCCAGAGAACAAATCCGACAGGCTTCCACTTGTATTTGCTAAAGCAAACGCAAAAATAGTATATGTTGGATAAGTGGTTGGTGACATTGCATAACTAGCATTAGCAATTGATTTATTAGCTAATAATTTATAAAATTTTAAACCATAAGCTGAAACACATTGTAAAGAATTAGCAGTTGTACCTGTTAATATTAAATTGCTAACCCCCGAACTGTCTGTCCATGTATTAGAAGGTGTTCCAGCAGACACAGATGACAACGAATCAGTATCAAGTTTAAAAAATAAAGAATTATTACTAAAAGTATTTTCTCTTATGTTTAAATAAATATTTGGAAATTTATCATCAGATGTTATTTTAGTGCTTTGGTTATTGATTCCTCCACCATCATTCGCTGGACCATTAGAAACGTATGTACTACCTTGTAAATTTGTTGAAATTACTTGCCCACCATTTGTAGTTTGGCTTGCAGATGGATTTTCTACAACTGTAACAGCTGTGTTATTAGTAGTCTGAGAATTAGTTAAACCATTTGAATTAGTGGCTGTAGTGCCGCCATTAGTTGGCTGGGCAACTGGAATAAAAAATTCTGTAGCAACAGTAACTGGTACAACTTTTCCATTAATAATGTCTGAATCTTTTAATATTGTTACTGGCATATAATTATTAGTTAGTTCCTTTTAAGTTTGGTGTTCTAAAATCTTTGTGTGTTAAATTATTTACTTGTGGACCATCAAGAGTAATGCTTACTTTATTTTTATCAGTTATCACAACAGACTGACCTCCACCGGGACCAGCATAAAACTTACTATCTAAATCTTTATATATATAGTATTGTATTTTTTTAATAGCGCTTGGATTAGATGTATCTAAAACATTATCTAAATTAAAAATTGGACCACCAACTGTCGCACTTGTTGTTGGACTTGCACCATAGCCGCCTTTTCCAAATAAAGATACATTTTCAAATTCCAATTCTAATCTAAAAACATTATCAGAAGGATTAGCGTTAAATAAAATGGGCGCTTGAGTATTATAAACAAAATTAACAGCGCCTTTAGATATATCACTAGCAATAAAACTAGCTACAGTATTTTCCGTTTTAGGATAAAATTTTATATTGACACCTGTATAATATCTAAAATCTACAGATCCTTCATTAGAGTTAATTAAAAAATTATAAATATCAAAATCAGTTTCAGAATCTGATCTGTACGTCAAATATAAACCAGTTGGCAAAACCTTTAAATTATCTCCCGGCGCAGGATGCAAACCGCTATAAGTTATATCATCAATCACAAAATTTTTATCAATAAAACCAGTAGCATAACTATATGCTCCAGTTCCTCCCGTAGCATTTACCGCTTGAACTCTTGCATAATAGTTTGTGCTAAAATTTAAATTAGTAAATTTATTAGAATATTCATATCCAGACAGCCCATGATATTTTCCATAAATAGGCAAATCAGGATCGTCATTTGCAGATATTATCTTAGAAACTGAACTGACAACACTTGCAAAAGAAACATCTGTTGCTAAATCAATATTATAACCAGTAAAATAATCTAAATTATTTACAGAAGAAAAATAACAATCCAAATTAACACCATCATCATGATTATATCCTTTGATAGCATAAAATTTTCCAAATCTTTCTGGTGTTGAGCAACCAGTTATTCTTTGACCTGTTATGTATATATTGATATCATCTCCAAGATCTCCAAAAGAAGATTCTGATTTAATATTTAAAGTCGCATATTCTAATCCAGTAGATCTACTTGCTAAATTTTTAAAAGTACTAAAAGGTTTATTAACAACATAGAAAATCCCAGAATCACTAGTATTTACTATTTGCGAATAAGAACTAACATCTGTAGACACATTATCTAAATCCGTAGCAACAAAAATTGTATTATATATATCAGCATTCAAAGCCGTAGCAGTACTGACAGTACCAGCTTCAAATGTTGTATCAGACATACTTAAAGTATACTTAATAGGATAATTACCACTATTAGTTAATACAATTCCTGTATAACCACCAAAACCTGTTGGCGTTGTATTTAATAAAGTTCTGTAAGTTACTGCGCTCATGAAGTATAAGTAATTATTGTATTAAAAGCTGTTGAAGTTTTTAAAGGATTTTTAAATTCTATAAACTTGGCAGTGATTGTATGATTATTAGCAAAATCAAAATTATGATTCCACTCAGGACAATATACACTGATTGTTTTATTATAAGGCTGAGAAAGAGTATAATCAAAAATCTTAAATCCAGCTTTATCATCTAAAAACTTCAATAAAGCATATGCTTCTTTATTACTTCTTTTTGAGAATTTTACTTCAAATTCCAACAAATTATAATTAATACCATCTTTTTCATATTCTTTAGTAGAGTTTTTAAAATCATTTGTAAAAAGTCTTACTTTAGAATTAACGTTATAATCTAAATCAGGTTTAAAATAAAAACTTCTAGTAAAATAAGATGAAGCTCCAGTTGGGCTATTTTCAGGCGCTATATAAACTGGACCAGTAACAATTGGACCACTAGAAGAAGAGCTATTTACATTAGCTCCTGTATAAAAATAAAAACCTCTATTAACGAAAGCCGTCGAAGGATAATAAAAAACATCATTATAAGTTAAAGAATAAATATTTTTTTCGTTATAAGTTTTAGAATTATTTTCATCTAATTTTATGAACATGCCTTTATAATTAAGCGCACTTTCATACAAACCTTCTGCCGTAATTACTATTTTATTTATGTCTTTATAAATAGAATCGTGTTTTATGTCCAAGAAATATAATTCCTCATTAGAATCATAAGGAAAAAATAAACTTAAACCAACACCTTTAAAACCCTCATAAATACTTTTATTTGCGGTTTCTGGAGTGTTTTCAAAGTAAGTTATCAAAGATTTTGTTTGCTTATCCGTTAAGCCATCATAATTCAATTCAAAATTCGCATTTAAAGTATTGATACCATTAACAACATTAGTTTTATAACCATCACCGAATTGCAAAGGAGTTAACTTAGCTGAAAAATTAACAGAACATGGATATGTTAAATAAAACAAATCATTTATGTTTCTTGTCCAATAATTATTT